GGCCCTAATGGTTACGGCAAGCTCAAGGTATTACCTACTCCAATGGGTAATATCATCAAGACCCTGATGGAAAGTGGTGTCAAGCTAGGAGTTTCTAGCCGAGGCAGTGGTAATGTCAATGAAGACGGAAACGTCAAAGACTTTGATATTGTCACAGTAGACATTGTTGCACAACCCAGTGCACCTGATGCCTATCCCACAGCAATCTATGAAAGGGCCATGATGCATAAGCGACGTGCGGCATTGATGGATGTTGCCGGTGCAGTGAATCATGACAGACGTGCACAGAAGTTCCTCCACGAAGAGGTTCTAAAGTTCATCAGTAGCCTGAAATAAGGAGACTAAGAGATGGCAAACTTTACAGAACTTTTCGGATCCGAGGTACTCTCAGAGGAAGTAAAATCCAAGCTAGCAGAAGCCTGGGATGCAAAAGTCAAGGAAAACAAGACTGAAGCATTAGCAGAACTCCGTGAGGAATTCTCCCAGCGTTACGAGCATGACAAATCAGTCATGGTCGAAGCATTGGACCTTTTCATCAGCGAAAACTTGCAGAAAGAGCTCGGCGAGCTCAAGCAAGATCGTGATGCAATGGTACAAGCTCGTATCGAATACAAAAAGAAAGTGGCTGAGCATGCTGAGCTACTAAACCGCTTTGTAAACGAAACAATGGCTAAGGAAATCAACGAACTGAGAGAAGACCGCGAAGCGAACAAGACCAGCATCAAGAAGTTGGAAGAGTTCACACTTCACAAGTTAACCAAGGAACTGAATGAATTGCGTGAAGAAGAGCAAAAGCTCATCAACACCAGAGTTCAATTGATTTCAGAAGGCAAGCAGGCAATCAAGGAAGCCAAGCAGAAATTCGTTTCTCAGGCAGCCGAAAAAGCCAATGCCTTTATTGGCGAAGCACTACGTGCAGAAATTGGCCAATTGAAGCAAGACATTACCGAAGCTCGCAAGAATGCTTTCGGTCGTAAGATCATGGAAGCATACGCCGCTGAGTTTATGGCATCGCACTTTGCAGATGCTACTGAGCTCAAGAAGCTGAGTGACAAGATCATTGCTCTCGAAGGAACTGTTGCTGAAAAGGAACAGATCGTTGAAAGCAAGCAACAAGCAATAGCCGACGCTGAACGCAAAGCTCGTATCGCAGAAGATACGTTGAAGCGCGATCGCGTTATGCAAGAATTGATGGCGCCTTTGTCGAAAGACAAGCGTGGTATCATGGAAGACCTACTAGGCACAGTTTCTACTGAAAAGCTTCGTGAGTCATACCAGAAATATCTTCCGTCAGTTCTGAACGAGAGTGGCCGCAGTCCCGGTAAAAAGCCGCTTATCGAAAGTCGCCAAGAGCAGAACACTAGTGCTGCCACAGGTGATAAGACTTCTGAATCTGCCATTGATGATGGTTCGATAATCAGTCTTAAGAAACTTGCCGGAATCGCAAAGTAATAACAGGAGAATTACAATGTCCGATAAACTTTTCGAGTCCCGTAACTGGTCAGCCGCTAAAGAGGCTCTCGTTGAAGGACTCTCAGGTAACCGTAAGACAGTTATGGAGACCGTATTAGAAAATACACGTAAGTATATGACTGAAAGTGCAGCCACTTCAACCACAGCCGGCAACGTAGCTGTGTTGAACAAGGTTATTCTTCCAGTAATCCGTCGTGTTATGCCAACAGTGATCGCTAACGAAATTCTTGGCGTTCAACCAATGACTGGTCCAGTAGGCCAGATCCACACAATGCGTGTTCGCTATGCAGAATCAGCCGCTGGCCGTACTGCTGGTGACGAAGCACTTGGTCCATTCGACATTGCTAAGGCTTACTCAGGTAACTTGTCAACAAGCACACCTGCCGCTGCCGCTACTAGCACACTTGAAGGTGACGGTGGTAAGAAGCTAAACATCCAGATCTTGAAGCAAACTGTTGAAGCCAAGTCACGCAAGCTACAAGCTCGCTGGACTTTTGAGGCTGCGCAGGATGCACAAAGCATGCACGGTCTAGACGTTGAAGCAGAAATCATGGCTGCTTTGGCACAAGAAATCACAGCTGAAATTGACCAAGAGTTGCTAGGCAGCTTGCGTTCATTGGCTGGTACAAGCGACACATTTGACATGACTCCAACTACAGGTACTGCCTTTACTGGTACTCCTAACTACGTTGGTGATCGCCATGCAGTATTGGCAATCATGATCAACCGTGCTGCCAACCAGATCGCTCAGCGCACACGTCGTGGCGCAGGTAACTGGATTGTTGTAAGCCCAACAGCTTTGACAGTTCTTCAGTCTGCTACTACTTCTGCTTTTGCTCGTACCACAGAAGGTACATTTGAAGCTCCTACAAACACCAAGTTTGTTGGTACTTTGAACAACTCAGTACGTGTTTATGTTGATAGCTATGCTACTGACACCACACCAGTATTGGTTGGTTACAAGGGACCAAATGAAATGGATGCCGCAAGTTTCTATTGCCCATACATTCCATTGATGAGCTCAGGTGTTGTGCTTGATCCAAACACATTCGAACCAACTGTCAGCTTCATGACACGTTACGGATATGTGGAATTGACCAACACTTCATCAAGCTTCGGTAACGCCGCTGACTATCTGAACAAGATTGCAGTTGCTGGATTGGTTTTCGCTTAATCCAAGTTGCCTTAAAGCAATGCAAATACCGGGTAGAAATACCCGGTATTTTTTTGTCCTCTCAAACGGTAAATACTTCTGGAGACCTCTTATCATGACAACAAAAATCAGACCCGACGACAGGCTAATAATTGACAGCACCAACGGTGTTCAATTGCCTAGAGGAACAGATGCACAACGACCAGCAAATGCGTTACCTGGAACCATAAGATTCAATATCACACAGGGTGAGCTTGAAGTTAGAAAAGGCAACACTGATTGGTTTACACTGCTACGTGGCACAGGCGTTGAGTCTATTTCTGCTGGTACCTTAAACAACCGACCTGTTGCCGGAAATACTGGAAGAATCTGGATAGACACTACAGAAAACAAAATTTATTATGATACCGGAGTTGAATGGGTGTCAGTTGGTTCAGCCGGAACACTGGATCCCATCGCAATATTGTCGTCGGGTAATCTGGGTTCTATAACAAACACAGGAACAGTGGATGCATTTGGCGCACAGATTGAATTATCAAACTTGGATCTTGGCGAAAGTGGCGCTCTTACCAATGTTGACCTAGGAACTGTTGCTTAAAATGGTAAATACTACAAAGACAAACACCTATACTTTGTCAAAGACATAATTTAGTCTAGGAGAGAATTATTATGGCAAACACAATTAACCAGGGACAGGTTGGCCGAATACCTTACTATGCGGCAGCTGGCACAGATCTAAGCCCAATGCCAGCACCACTGTTTTATGACAACGCAAACAAAGTGGTCACTCTGCCCGGACTGATTATCACCAAGAGCACATATTCTGGTGGATATGGTTATTCTGGACTGAGCTTTCAGCAATTCCATGCCGGTGCTCCGGCTGATTCTTTTAATTTTGTAAGAGGTCGAGGCACCTCGGCAGCTAAAGCATTGCCGCAGAATGGAGATCAACTGGCAAATATCGCAGCCACAGGATGGGGCGGAACAACACCTGTAATAGGTGCAACACTCAAGGCTGTGGTCAATGGAACACCGACATCAACTGTTATGCCAACTGAATGGGTGTTTGGCACACACAACGGAACAAGCCTAGCTGATCGTGTCAAGATAACAAAAACTGGACAATTAAATGTCAACTCTATATCAAACTTTTCAGGTACAGATTTAACCATCTCTCCTGCAGGAAAAGTGGTATTGGGTTTACCAAGCAAGGTCAGAATAACCGGCGGCACAGCCGGACAGGCACTGATCACTGATGGTGCTGGAAACCTGTCTTGGAGCACGATAGCTGGCACAGCAGGTGTTGGATTTGCACTCACTTCAGCATCTTCTGTGGCTGTTGGAACAGGCACAAAAACATTCACTACCAATCTTTCAGCAACCAGCTCAGCATTTGTTGCAGGCAGTAGAATCCGAGTGATATCTACAGCAACACCTACCACGTACATGGAAGGAACAATTACCACATTTACATCTACCACGCTGACAGTATCTGTGGATGCTACCAGTGGAACAGGCACACTGAATTCGTGGAAAATAACCATTGCAGGTAACATTGGTGCAACCGGAGCAACAGGAACAGGACGTGGTTACTTTGGACTAACATCAACTACTTCTCTTGCGATTGATACAGGAACAAAAATATTCACAGTCAATCAAGCACAAGGAACTAATGCTTTTGCGGTAGGTCAGTATGTTCGTGCTTTTGGCGCAACGCCAACCAATTTCATGGAAGGCTATATTACAGCCTATACAACCACATCTCTCACACTCAATGTAACATTGATTGGCGGTACTGGTACGCTTGCCAGCTGGACAATTACCGCTAGTGGAGCACAAGGTGCTGCCGGTACCGACGGAACAAATGGTACCAACGGAACAAATGGTACCAACGGAGTTGATGGTAAGACTGTGCTTAACGGAACAGTTGACCCAACAAGCGAAGGAGTTAACGGAGACTTCTATATCAATACTGCCACAAGTACATTATTTGGTCCCAAGGCCAGCGGAACATGGCCAGCAGGAGTCAGCTTGATTGGCCCTGAAGGTTCTGCAGGTGTAGTAAGAACATCATGGAACATCACTGCTGACGGAAACACTGCTTATGTGTTCAGTGGACCTGGAATTAACACTGGTAACACCAACGATCCTATATTGACTCTTTACAAAGGATTTACATACGTGTTTGTTAACCAAGCCGCATCTCATCCTTTTGAGATTAGAGTAGCTATAGATGGTGTTGCATATACCGACGGCGTAACAGGAAGCCAGACCGGCACACAAACATTCGTAGTTCCAATGAACGCACCTAGCACACTATACTATCAGTGCACAAGTCATGCCGCAATGGGAAATACTATTAACATAGTCTAAAACAGGAAAACAAATCATGCCCACACAACTTCAATTACGAGGAGGCACTACAACACAAAATGCCTCATTTACTGGCCTTGCAAGAGAGGTCACAGTAGATACTACCAAGCATACTTTGATTGTGCACGACGGCTCTACTTCTGGTGGACATGAACTGGCTCTTGCTGATCTAAGCAATGTTTCAGGTTCAGTAGGAGCAACATATGGCATTAGTGCTGAAACTGCCACAGGCGGTGTTAACTTAAGATTAACTGGATCCAACTCAACCACAGATGATGTCAAGTTGGCTGCTGGATCTAATGTTACGCTGACCAGAACAGATGCCAACACAATTACTATTGCATCCACTGGCGGTGGTGCAACATATGGAATCAGCGCAGAAACAACAACTGGTGGTGTGAATCTTAGACTAACCGGTTCTAATTCCACCACAGATGATGTCAAGTTGGCTGCTGGGTCTAATGTCACACTGACCAGAACAGATGCCAACACAATTACCATTGCAGCCGCAGGTGGCGGAGCAGGATCTGGCACAGTGAACACAGGTGCCGCAAACAAGTTGGCCTATTATCCTTCAGCAGGAACCACAGTTGATGATATTTCAAGCATTGAGTGGAACAGCGGAACAACAACATTAACAGTAACCGGAACCGTGGCCGCTGACAATTTTGTGGCTGGCGGTGCAGGCACACCTAACTTTACATCAGATACAGATCTTGAAATCATAACAAACGCTTCGGCCACAGACAAAACATTTACTTTTACACTGGCAGGTGATTTAGAATTTGCACAGGACGGCGGCCTGTTGTTCCAGGGTGCTGGTGCAAGTCAGATCACTGCACTTGGTTCATTGGAAATTGGAGCAGGCGCCGCGGGTATTGAGTTGATATCTGTTGGTGGTGCAGTGACCTTGAGTCCAACCACACAAGTCACAGTTGATGGCAACATGGTTATCAACGACGGATATCACCTGAAATTTGGTACTACATTACCTCAGTTTCGTGTTGGTTTTGTACCAATTTCAGCATTGGGTGCTGTTGGAGACAAACAAGGTGATATTGCACTAGATGCAACGTCAATTTATTATTGCAAAACAGATTACACCGGGCCGCCCACCACATACACTTCAACTATTGCTACTTCGTATACCGGAACAATACCTTCGATCGTCAAAGGCTCTGTAGCACAGCCACTAACAGGTTGGGAATTTATACACGAGGGCATGACCTATACCCTGCAATCCGACGCAGCAGAAAACGTGCCAGGCGAGTGGGCATGTCAACTGACAACTTCAATTACCGTGATATCAGGCCAGCCGGTAACAGTTAGACCACCTCCATATATCTGGGTAAAGAGTGCCTGGGCTTCAACCGGTGCTTGGTAACATGTCAACAGAACGCGAATACATTGTTACACTGCACAATGCAGGAGATGCAACGGATTTTATTGAACAGATGACCGGATCATCATCTGTTGGTGAAATTCCAGCTAGATCAGTGACTGTGGTCAATGAAAGACCTTTTAGCAGTCGCAATACTCATTATGCGTTAACTGATGCTGAAGCAGAACAGCTACGTAATGATCCTCGCGTGTTGGCTGTGGAAATGTTGCCAGAAGAAAGAGGATTTGAAAAAATACTATTTGGCAAGAGCGGTTCACAAAATTTCCATAGAGATCAAGTAACAATCAACAACACCATGCGCAACTGGGGTCTGTACAGACACACCAAACTAAGTGGCGGGTATTCGGGAACACAAGTAACAGCAGACTACACATATTCTCAAGATGGATCTGGTGTTGATCTGTTAGTGGTTGACAGCGGCATTATTGAAGGACATCCTGAATGGAGTTCAACATACGATGGCACTGGTCCCACCCGACTGATTGATTTCAACTGGGCCAGTCTAGGAGTACCAGGCACACCCAGCAGTGGATCAATTGGCGGATACCTTGGCGACAGTGATGGCCACGGATCTAACTGCGCCAGTCTTGCGGCAGGCAGTCAAAATGGATTTGCCAAAGGTGCAAACATATATTCTTTGAGAATTTTTAGTGGTTCAACCAATGGTGGTCCATTCCTTGGTGAGATTGACAACAGTATTGTATATGATATTGTAAAAGCATTCCATTTGG